TATTCTGGCATAAAATCACGCAATACGAGGCGCATAGAAAAATAACAGGCAGATACTTTCAATGGGTCAAACTCCCGAATAGAGAGATAGTTCCTGATGTGCTCTCGTTTCAGCTTGATACATGGAATGAGATTGAGTAATTATGAGCGAACAACTTAAAATGTTAAAGGGGGGATTATGAAAGACAGAAATTTAGAGAATTACTTAGTTGGTAGAAAGTTTGCACGGGAAGGTAAATTGTGGGTTATTACATGGAGTGACAAATCATCTATTCGTGCTACTCCGATGGATTGTAAAGACGGATTAACCTCATTAAGTTTTAAGATTGATGATATTGGCTTAGTTAATATGCATAAGGAATGAATTATGAGCGAAGAACTTAAGCCTTGCCCATTTTGTGGCGGTAAAGCCGAGAAAATAACAGAGGGTATTAATTATATTATCGTTGGTTGTAGGAGCTTAGCTTGCGGAGCTAGGCCGATAACTACCTGCTACGAGTCAATTGACGGGTTTAATTTATGGCCTTGGAATAAACGAGCATGAGCCCATCAGTAAAAGACTACCTATCCAAGCATACTGTAACGCAATCTCAAGTCATCCAAGACCAAAAGCGGTATACATGGGAAATGATTAAACAGGATATGCCTGAGATTGCGAATTTCGTACTGTTGATTAATAAAGCATTTGGAAAACCAGCGAGGGTCGAATATGAAAGATTTCCTAAGTGAAAAAGAAATTGAACGTGCTGTACGCTATCTAGCCACAAGTGCAGAGGAATTTGCATTAGCAAAGGCTAATATGAAATACCTTGAACACAAAAGAAAGTCAGTAAGAGCGGTTATTTCATTGAGGCAAACAGGTAAAAGTCAGGCTGAAAATGGCACGAGGGCAGAGGCTTCTCAGGAATACCAAGATTTACTTGAAGAATTAAAGGATTCTATCGCTATATTCACTATTATTGACGCTAAACGAGCAGCGGCAGAGATTTGGGTAGAGGTATTCAGGACTCAGGAAGCGAGTAAAAGACGTGGAAATATCTAACAACCCCATATTCCAAAAGTATGCCTATGAGAAGTTTATAGAAAAGTATCCAAATATAAGACGAGAACAAGGCGCTCCACTAGCAAGGAATTTTATTTATAGAAGCTGCAAGGCGAAAAGGATTGTTGAGTTAGAAAATAACCCAATATTAGATAGATTAATGAAAGCCTACGAGAAATGGTGTGATGATGAATAAATGCAGCTTAATATGTTTCGGTGCAATGTTATATCTAGCTATCTGTTTATTATTTGTGGTAATGTAACTAAAATCCCTTTTCCCTACATTCAATTGCTCCCCTGCTTTAGTTTGTAGGGTTTTTTATGTTATATCCTTACCTATTGCTAATTAAGCTCATTCCACTATAATCATTCTATAATCTAATAGAGATACTTTATGCCTAGTTATTCAATAGCATTCACGGGAACGGCTTATGCCAATGGCAACTACTATCTTAATGATACGTCGGCGGCCAATGATTTTACAGGAAGGCTAAAGCAGGGGCATTTTGTCGAAGGTGTTCCGTGGACTTCTGTTGCTTACGCTAGTCAAGTAGCATTAGATACTACTCCTTTTGTTACTTACCCAAGACCCGACGCAGAAGTAAGTGCAAATGCAATGCATCGATGGGCACATAGCTCACTTGATTATATTGTTGAGTGCACGCAAAAAAGTGGAGCAAGGCCTTACTATTCAGAAATTGATACTACAAACACTAATGCCGCTTTAACAGCAGCAGCAACGATGACCTTGGTAACCCCCGCTGACACACAATTGCACCCTTATTACTTATTTCGTATCCCTGCTGCGACAATTGCAGGGCTCAGCACACTAACAGATTACGCTGTTTACATTAAGACGAAAGGTCAAGACGGAAAAGAGCTTAAAACATTCTGGTCTTTTAGAAAAGAAGCCGCAGAATTAGATCATTTTTTCTTTGTAGACAAAACCAATGCTGGAACAGCCGACGGTAAGTTTTTAACTCCGTTCACAAATTTGAGTCAAGTTGGCTGGCTAGATAGTGGAGGCGGGTTAAGTTCAGCCGGTAAAATCCTTGTGATTAAAGAAGGGGACTCTCAAACAACACCCTATACTAAGTCTGCGAATTGGAATATATCCACAACAAACTTTCCTATTGGGATACAAAATGTTTACGGCGAACGTCCAAAAGTTGATTTGAGAGCCTTAAACGTAATGTACGCGCTTTCAACGGGTTCAGATGATTTTGCTATGCATGGTATTGAAGTCATTAATGGTATTGTCGGCACAGGTGTAGGGAGAGGCGCGTTTTCAAATGGATTTAACAACCCATTCAGTCGAATACATATATCAGATTGCATATTCGATACCGTGGCCGCATGGGATGCAGGAGCAAATAATAGTAGTGGATTGCAATTAGAGAGTAATAGCGCACGCCAACATATCTCTTATCACAATTTAACCTTCAAGAACTTTGCAGGGTCAACCATTATCAACAATGGTGCGCCTTTTATCGTGTCAGGCGTCAAGTATAGTTCATTCGATAACATATCAGTGACTAATATAGGGACAGCCATTGACTCTGTTGCCGCGGTTGTAGTGATAAAACATGCTGTAACCGATACATCAATTACTAATGTAACTGCAATTACAGGTATTTATGTTGGATGGAATGGGGGTATTATATCAGACGATACAAGTGACACTATTTATAAAATGAATAATATAGAAATCAATCATAACAATCTCTACCTTCAAGATAGTTTGAAAGGGATAACTCTTCCAGGAACTATTTCACTGACACAAACAGACGGGCCGCATTATGTTTTTAGAAATACGCTTAGAGGGTCAGGGATAAGAATCGGAGCAACAAATGCGTCTCAAATAGATATTAAAAACAATGTAACAACTTCACTAAATATATTTGATGATGCCTCACAATCAACCGTCAGCAGCAAAAATACGGATAGAGCTGTTTTAGCAGATATGAATGCAGACGGCACTTTAACCGCTGCATACCTCACAGCCAATGGGTTGGAACGTGGTGAAATTGGAGATGAGGATGCATAATGAGTTCTTATAATGTTGGCGTAGGCCAAACGTATACAACCTTTTCCGCTTTAATTGCAACACTCACATTGCCAGAAGCAGGAGGGACAGTATTTAATGTCTTTGGGACAATCACCGAAGATGTCACATTTTTAGCCGCAGACTTTCCTACGAACTTAACTTTTAATGCTGCGACAGGTGAAGAAGTTAATGGCGTAGGAGTGGGCGCAACGATTGCAGGGACAATAACTTGTCAAAGTACTGACACAGTTTTTAATAATCTAAGAATATGGCAAGCTGTTTGTTTTCAGGTAAGAAACGGAACAGCCGACAATTGCTTTTTCGGAAATTATGCTGAAACGAGTGGGCTTCGTGGTGGTACTGCGGCAGGAATGGTGGTAACGAACTGTATTTTTGCTTTTTCAGATAGACCCTGGGACTCTAACGGGCCGACTACCGGAATTTCTTTTGTAAACTGCACTGCATTAAATCATGCAACGGTAGGTTGGCGTAGATGTGGCGTAACAAATTGTCATTCTTATAACAATACAGGTGCAGATTATTCTACGGATATAAATGCAGGGTCAACTTATTGTTCAGACAGTGATGGCACGGCTTCTACAGCAGGTGTTACAACAACTTTCCCGAATCGAACTGATACAGACTTTTTTGATTTCTACAGCAACAACTTTGACACAGCAAGAGAATCCACTTTAAGTACCGCTAATGCCAGCGGAGGGCCGATAGGTGCAGTTCTTTCTAAGCTTTATACGTTTAGAACTGTAGCGAGAGGTGATACTCTTGTAAAATTAGGGATTAAAAATGGATCGGCAGCTCAAGGTACGGCAACGGTAACATTAAATAGCCAAGCTTGTACTATTACAACTTATCCAGGAAGTAATGGCGATGTTGAAGTAACAGTACCAGCCACACTAGCTAGTTTATACGGTAGTTTCCCCTTCGTTTACACAGATAACGATGCAACTACACGTACAAGTACTGTTATCCCCTTTACCCCCGCCGCTGGAAGACAGTATGTAGACCTAGTTGGCCCAATCACAACAAGTCCTTACGGGCTATATAATTATGAAGGGACTCCAGCGCCAGTAACGGGTGACCAATACGAAGTGAACGCGGCAACGTCTCCAACAAGCATAGGCATAACGGCTTTAGCAACAAGTGAAATTGTACTCGATAGTGCCCCAACGGTTACACAGACATGGGATAATCAAGTATTACGCGCTGCAACTGGCGTGAGAAGTGCTACATGGACAACCACGTTAGTTGTTGGAGCTATTTTAACGGGGACTGCAAACGACAGCATTACAGAAGATACTATAGATGGCTCAACCAGTATTATCACGTTAACGGCTGATACCTGGATTGCAGCAGGAACGGGAGCTATTGGTACAGCCGCTCAAACTCAATCAATTATCGATTTATTCGTAGCTGCGCAAATTGAAACATTAGGCTGGAATAACCAGGTTACTGGGGTCTTGGTAAGAACAAGTCCCACAATTGCTACGATTACATGGACTTCAAACGCCCATGATATAACAGCTCAAGAAACAGTGACACCTGGGAATATCCCTAACGCCGTATTAACAACAGGTATAGTTGATTTAGCAATAACGGGTAGTTTTACGGTTGATATTGTTGCTGCTGTTGGTGGTGGTATTGGAGGATTTATATCAAACTTTGGAAAATTAGGATTAAGAGGATAGAAAAATGGCTACAATTGAAATTACGGAATACGATACACTTACCAAGGATTTAAAAGGGTATGAAGTACAAGCCCCTCAAGAGCCTTCGTTAATTGTTCAAAATGTAACATACACGACAGCAACGAACTCGGCTTTGTTACAAGCAACAACCAAGTTGGTACGCATTAAAACATCAGCAATTGCTTATATAAAGTTCAATGGAACAGCCTCCGCATCTGGATGCACAAGTTTAGCGGCCGATACCGTTGAATACTTTGGCGTGAAGGGCGGAACATTTATATCAATTTATGATGGAACAAGCTAAAATAGTAGAACGCCCACAGATAGCGTATATCTGGCCGGCCTTATGGCCTATAACTACGAGTACAAGAAAGTGGAAGAAACAAACCCTGTAGGAAGACCGCTAAAGTATACATCTGCTGCCGATATGCAGGACGACATAGATCTATATTTTATTGCTTGCCGGTTTAATCGACTTGCTGACGATGAAGCAATCAAAGGTTTATCAGACGAACAAAAAGAATCAATTAAACAGATAGAAGAATTAACACCAATAGTCTCAGGGCTAGCTTATTGGCTTGACATGGCCACAGAAACACTAAGGGCTTACGGGTTAAAGGATGAATATTCTGCGACTATAAAAAGAGCAAAGCAAAGAATTGAGATGTCACTAGAGCAAAGTCTAGCAGGTACGGCGGTTACAGGCTCAATATTCAACCTTAAAAATAACTTCGGCTGGAAGGATAAAACCGAGACAGACCTCACAAGCGGAGGGAAAGCCATTAAGAATGATTGGCATATCTACCCCGTAACAACACATGCCAAAGATTGATCTACAGATAACCGATAAACTCGCATGGTTACTCTCTAAACCTAAACGAATAAAGATAGCTGTTGGTGGGCGTGGATCTCAAAAGTCTACTGGTGTCGGTGATATTATGATTATGTTCGCCGATAAAGGTGAGCGTATATGCTGCTCAAGAGAATATCAAAACTCCATAGATGATTCAGTCCATGAAAACCTAAAGCAAGAAATTGATAGATTAGGCGTGGAAGGGTTTACTTGCCTTAATAACGAGATACGAAGCCAAAGCACCGGCGAGATATTTTACAAGGGATTAGCCAGGAATATTACCTCTTTGAAGTCTTTAGCTGGCGTTCAACGGCTTTGGATAGAGGAAGGGGAGTCGGTAAGCCATAAATCATTAAAAGTCCTCACACCCTCTATTCGCTCAAGTGCTGCTAGTAATTTAGAAGGGGAGGATTCACCAGAAATATGGATTACCATGAATCGGGGTAATTCATCGGGCGCTATCGCTCAGAAGTACTTAAAACGTGCTGAAGCATCTCTTAAAAAGATCGGCTACTATGAAGACAATTTAATTATGGTTGTCCAGGTTAATTGGCGTGATAATCCTTGGTTCCCGCCTGAGTTGGAGCAAGAGCGATTAGATGACTTTGAGAACAACTCCCGCGCTGAATATGATTCTATCTGGGAAAATGAGTACGATGATACGGTATCGGGCGCGATTATCCCACCCGAATGGTTTGATGCTGCCATTGATGCGCATATTGTTAAAGGGTTTGAGCCTACAGGTATCGAGCTTGTTTCACATGACCCGTCCGACTTAGGCCCAGACTCTAAAGGATTAGTTCACCGACACGGCTCTGTTGTGTTAAATGTATTAGAGAAAGATGATGGAGATGTTAACGAAGGGTGCGATTGGGCTACTGATTACGCTATAAACAATCAAGTTGATGCCTTTATATGGGATGGAGACGGTCTAGGCGTTACGCTAAGGCGGCAAATATCCGAAGCTCTAACAGGTAAGAAGATAGAGCCACACATGTTTAGAGGCTCAGAGGGTGCGGATAATCCAAATGTTTTATACATGCCTGCTGATAAAGGCAAGAAAGATATTAAAGGAAAGACAAATAAAGATACCTTCACCAATAAGCGCGCCCAGTACTATTGGGCTTTAAGAGACAGATTTTATAATACTTATCTATCGGTTGTTAAAAACCAGTACATTAACCCTGATGATATGATTTCACTCTCATCTAGCATTGAATGCCTTGACAAGTTAAGGACAGAGGTATGCAAAATACCAAGAAAGCCAAGCGGTAACGGTAAGATACAGATATTAAGTAAAATTGAAATGAAAAAACTTGAGATACCATCACCAAACCTCGCCGATAGCTTAATGATGAGCCTCGATGCTCCGAATATTAGCAATTTAGCGAATATTGAATTAGAATTTGATTCATTATGGAACTAGGAGCCACTCATGGCAGATTATGAAGATATAACCGTTGTTAACAAACTGCTATCTGATGCTCAAGAGGTCGAACACGACAATAGAGAGCAAGTAAGGGAGGACACCCACTTTTTACAAAAAGAAGACGGGCAATGGGAGCCTAGCGTGGTTTCTAAAATGTCCAATCGACCACGATACACGTTTGATAAATGTAACCCGGTTGTCGATTCAATTGCCGGTGAAATGGAACAAAAAGAATTTGGTATAAAAGTTTCCCCCGCTGGCGGAGAATCATCACAGGACACCGCTAAGATATTAAACGGCCTTATTCGCAATATCCAATCTATGTCAGGGGCTATCCATACGTTTAACTCAGCAGGCCGTAAAATGGTTATGGCTGGCTTTGATGCATGGAGGGTTACGCAGGAATGGGGTGATTCATTTGACCAAGATTTATACATTAGAAAGATTTCAAACGCTGTTGACCGGGTTTGGTTTGATACCGGAGCCGAATTGCAAGATATGTCCGACGCTAATCATGCCTTTGTTCTTCAAGCGCTAACAATAGATGAATATGAAAAGAAATTCCCCAAAGGTTCAAAGCAATCCGTTGGTGACTCGAAAACAGAACAAGTCTATTCATATAAGCCAAAGATAATAGTTGTTGGTGAAATTCTATACAAGAAGTCATTCAATAAAGAAATCGTATTAATGAGTAATAATAAGGTTTATGACGTTGATGATAAATATGAAAGCGTTGCCGAAGAGTTAAAAGCGGACGGTATTACCGAATCACGCAGACGCACAGTAAAATCACATAAGGTCATGAGTCGATTATTTGATGGTACGACCTTCCTAAGTGATGCTAAAGAGACAGTATTCGACTTTATACCAGTTGTTCCTGTCTATGGTAACTTTGATATTTCAGAAGATAAAGTGGTATATCGAGGTGCGATTAATAAGTTAAAAGACTCTCAACGGGTTTTAAACTACGCACAAAGTAGAGAGATTGAAGAGGGCGCACTGGCTCCGCGTGGCAAGTACTGGATGACCCGCGAACAAGCCGAGAAGGATAAGGCGAAGCTCCAGACATTAAATACAAATTCCGATCCAGTTCAAACCTATACCCATATTGACGGTGTATTACCTCCGTACTGGCAAGGCGGCGCACAAATCAACGCAGGACTTCAATTAACTTCTGCATCGATGAACCAGAACATTATGGAATCATCGGGCATATTCGCTGCTAACCAGGGGAATGCGCCTGACCAATCAGGCTATGCTATTGAGTTACAGCAGGATAAAGGCGACACCTCCACTATTAAATACTTTACGTCTAAGCAAATAGCGGTAGAACACACCGCGCGCATTATAATCAATGCTATTCCTAAGATTTACGACACTAAAAGAACGGTGCGCATCTTAGGTGAGGACGACTCAAGCAAGATGGAGACGATTAACGATCAAGTTTGGGATAACGAAACGCAAAAGAATGTATCTCTTAATGATTTAAGAAAGGGTAAATATGACGTGACTTGTGACATCGGCGAAGCCTTTAAAAACCGTCAACAAGAAACAGACCGCGCCTTTATTGCTATTTCAGCTATTGACCCGTCTATTATCGGTCAAGGTAAGGATATTTGGTTAAATAACCTATCTGCTCCAGGTATGGACTTGATGGCAGAGCGCGCGCGTAAACAGTTATTAGAAGCCGGTCAAATCCCCGACAGTCAAATGACGGATGAAGAGAAGACGCGCGCACAAGCTATCATTGACAACGCTAAGCAGAACCCACCACAGCCAACCGCAATGGATCAAGCTCTAATAGGCCAAACAGAGGCTAATACCGCTGATATTCAATCTAAGATGCAGGAAAGGGCTGATAAATCTATATTAGCCGCTGAGAAACTACGGCTTGAAGAGAACAAGCAGAATATGGCAATGCAACAGCAGATGTTCGACCAGCAAAAAGCTATTATTGAGGCTTTGAACACTCAGGCTGATACATTGAATAAACTCCGTGAAGGCATGACAACCGAGAAAGGCGCAGAGAATTACGAAGACCAGACCGAGATTATCGGAGAGACTCAGGATAGAATTGAATCCCCTGACGATGTTTCACGATGAACCAAAGCTAAGGTAGTTTATGAAGAGCACATGTAGCAAATGCGGATCGATACACGAGAGGATTTTACAGCGGTATTGCTTATCCTGCCACGCTGAATATATGAGGAGTACTAGGTTAAAACATTCTGAGCTATCTGATGAGCAGCGGAGGCGGGCAAACGCAAGAAGCTACGCAAACGTTTACAAGCAAAGGGGCAAGCTAATACAAGAAAGCTGTAAATGCGGCAATGAAAACACAGAAATGCATCATGAAGATTATAATAAGCCGTTAGAAGTAGTCTGGTTATGTCGAGACTGCCATTTGGATCATCATAATATGTACAAATACTAAATAACTGATATACTAATATACAAACTTACGTGAAGTTATCACGGCATACTTACTCGAAAGAGGCTACTACCATGACTGAACTGCTACAAACCGAAGACGACATCATTTTAGATTCTGAAAGCGAAACTGATATTGATGAAACTAAACCGGAAATCACTGAAACCAGTGAGTCGGAGTTAGCAACCGAAACTGATGACAAACAGGATAAAACAAACGATGGCGCGCAAAAGGCTATCAATAAGCAACATGCAAAGTATCGAGAAGAGGAGCGAAAGCGAATCGAAGTCGAGAAAGAAGCAAAAGAGCTTAGAGAAAAGCTAGCAGCGTTTGAGTCTGCCAAGGTGGAAACAGATATACCGCCTATTCCCGATCCTTATGATGATGATTATGAGGATAAGATAAAGGCAAGAGACGAAGCTATCACGCGCAAAGCCTCTCAGGAAGCACAAAAAAGCTTCTTAACTGAGCAGCAAAACGCACAAAAGGAGACAGCGAAAAAGACGGAACAGGAGCGCATTAATACCCTGATTAGTGGGTACGATAAACACACTGTTACGCTTGGTTTGAATCCTTCTGATGTTGCCAAAGCAGGCAATAAGGTTGTTGAGTATGGAATATCTGGTGAGGTCGCCGAGTTCATTTTAGAACAAGAGGATGGCCCTTTAATCACCACATATTTAAGTGAGAATCCTATTTTACTGGATGAATTGCGCCATATGACACCGATACAGGCTGCTTTTAAGGTGAGCTCAGATATTCGAGCTGCTGCTTCTGGATTAAAACCACAGGCATCGACCGCGCCTGACCCGGTAGAAATACTGACCGGACGCGGAGCAGGAGAAACGGAAGATCCTCTCTTGAAAGGTGCTACCTTTGAATAGTTTAGGAGTTAATCATGGCTACAAGTAGCAATAGTACAACCAGTAACATTACGCAGAAAATCGCGCGTGTTTTTACAAAGAAGTTTGAAGCATCTCGCGTTTTATCAAAAACAGTTGACACGCAATTACTAAAAGGCGAGTTCAATGCTCAGTCTGGTGACACGGTAAGTGTTAAGCGTGGACACGACTACAAGACAGACCGTACCTCAACAGGTGATATTTCAGCCGTAGATAAGTCTGACATCATCTCAGGTAAGGCAACCGGCACCGTTCAAGATTATTTCACAGTGCATATGGACTGGGATTCTCGCGCTGAAATGTTAGAGCTTGATCAACTTGAGGAAATCATAGCCCCTGCTGCTACTCGCATGGTGACTGATTTAGAGCTTGATTTAGGTTCTTACATGTACAAGAACTGTAATTTACATTATGGCGTACCAGGCACCGTCGTCGATGCATGGGGTGATGTTGCAGGCGCAGGCGCATTAATGGATTCAATGGGTATACCCAACGATAGCCAGCGCTATTATGTGATGAATCCTTTCACAACCTCTAACCTTGCTAACACTCAATCCGGCTTAAGCTCGGGCGATAACTCTCTTGTGACTACCGCTTGGCAGAATGCGCAAATCTCTAGCAAACTCGGAAACTTGATGGCAATGACTTCAAACGCATTACCCTCTTATACTTCCGGTACTTTGACTGATAGAGCTGGCACGTTATCAGGCACCCCAACAGCAACATATTTAGCCCACAAAGACACTATGATTCAGTCTTTAGCGGTAACAGGCTTTGCTCTTGGTACTGATACGATTAAAGCCGGTGAGATTATCACTGTAACAGGTCGTAACCGTATAGGTCTTTCTACTCGCTCTGCTTTCACTGATGCAACCGGCGCACAGATTCTATGGTCTGGTGTTGTTACTGCTGATGTTACGTTAGCAGGTGGAGCAGGTACTTTGTTAGTTGCTGGCGCTGGTATGTTTGAGGCTAACGGTCAATATAACACTGTTGACTCGGCCTTAACGTCTGGTGATGTTGTGACCCTTCTTGGTTCAGCTTCAACCGTTTATCAGCCTAATATGTTCTATCACAAGCAGGCGTTCGGTATTGCTGTTATCCCTCAGACTAAATTGTATTCAACAGATACAATTGCAACTACGCCTGACGGTATGCAAATCCGAATCAGTAAATACGCTGATGGTGACACAAACAAGCAGAAGATTCGTTTCGATTTAGTTGCAGCATATGCAACCTTCGATCCGTTCAAAGCTGGCCAAGGCTTTGGTGTATAGATAACTAGAGGGGTGAAAGCCCCTCTTTTCTTAAGAGGATAATGTATGCCTATTTTCATCAAAAAGAGCGGTGCTGAGATAATCATCAACGACCTCCCTGCAACATTAGAGAAAGCCAAAGAACTCGGCTGGAAACTAAAACCCGAATTTAAAGAAGAAGCTCCAAAAGAAACAAAGAAAGTAACCAAAAAAACTAAGGCGTAATCATGGAAAATGCTGGCGACATAATCAAAGATGCACTGATGGAAATTACCGTCCTTGGTGCCGAGGCCCCAGTAGAACCGTCTGACGCTCAATCATCTATTCGATACCTTAATAGAATGATGGCCGCTTTTGATGCTGATGGCATCCACTTAGGTTACACAGAAGTTTCAAACTTCGCTGACTTCATCACCGTACCCGCTGGCGCTAATGCCGGCATTGTTTCACAATTAGCCGTTATGCTTTGGGATCAATTCTCCGAAGGTCAACCCGTCCCCCCTACTTTATTGGCCCGTGCTATTTCTGGCAAAAATACCATGCGTAACTTGGTGGTTAATAGCATTGCATCATCTTTCCCATCTTCCCTGCCTATGGGTTCTGGTAATGAGTCAAATGACCGAGTAAGCCGATTTTATACCGCGGCAAAGAGTTCAATTATACAAACACAAGTTTCAAACGCTGTTAATACTGTCATTACAACTAAAGCCGCTCCTGTTAAATTATTAGGCGTTTGGATTGTCGGGACTAATAGTGATTTTACGGGTGATGCAACCGGCAAGATGACTTATACCGGCACTGATAATATTCAAGTAAGCATTGCTATGTCGTTTACTGCCGAGCCTGTATCTGGTTCTGATAAGACATTAACGTTCTATGCTGCTAAGAATGGTAAGATTATCACTAACTCAAACTCAGCCGCTATTATCACGGCTGCTAGTGCTAAGCGAGTGACGTTAATCGCCTCTATACCTATGATTACTGGTGATTATATCGAGCCTTACGCCGCGAATGAATCCGATACTATTGATGTTCTAGTTTCCGATGCATCGTTACAGGTGACGACTTGAAGACCCCTATTCCAATCGCTAACGGGTTTTATCTATCTGAATCTTTGCCGATTTCAGCACAAGAATGCACTAATTGGTATCCTAATATACTTCAATCCTTTGGCTTGTCTCAAGAAACGCTTTTAGGTACGCCCGGTATCTCTCAAGTAGTAACGACAGGTAATGTACTGGAGGCCAATCGCGGCTCCCATGTTAAAAACGGTATTCCTTATTTCGTTAATGGCTCAAGCCTGTATAGATTAGATAGAACCGTCTCGGCTTCTGGCGTTGAAACATATTCAACCGTAACGCTCGGAACTGTAATCGGGACTGGCGGTGTATCAATGGCTGATAATGGTCAGCAGCTAATGATTCTAGTACCGGGCAGCAAAGGATATATCTACAATGAAGATGCTGGCACCCCTTTTTTAGAAATAACGGACGTGGATTTTACCGCTAACGGAGTGCCTCAATATTGTGTATTTATAGACGGCTATTTTGCAGTAACAACGGATTCTAAAAAGTGGATTATCTCTGCTCTAAACGATGGTATGGCGTGGAATGCTTTGGACTTCTCCACGGCTGAATCTGACCCTGATTTAATTGTTGCGCCGGTCGTCTTTAGAAATCAGGTTTTCATCACTGGCTCTGAAACAACAGAAGCCTTCCAAAACGTACCTAATGGTGCTGGCTTTCCTTTTGTGCGCTCAAATATCTTTATGACTAAGGGCTGTTATGCTCCACTTTCTTTAATACCAGTCAATGACACCTTTATGATGATTGGAGGGGGTAGAAACGAGTCTCCTGCTGTCTGGGCTTATTCTGGCGGTAATTTTCAGAAAGTATCAACCACGCCCATTGATAATATTTTATCTAAATTAACGAATACAGAATTAACCTCTGCTTTTTCTTTATCGTATGCCGATAAGGGCGCTTATTTTGTTATTTTCACCGCTGGAGTGTACACGTTCGGATACGATACGATTTCAAAACGATGGCACCAAAGAAAATCAACCTATGAAGAGCTCCAGTCGAATTGGCGTGTTTCTTCATTAGTAACCGCTTATGGACATGTTTTAGTTGGAGATTTAATAGATGGCCGTATCGGAATACTAAGCAGTGAATATTACACAGAATACGGGGAGAACATTCAACGTATTATTTCTTCTCAGCCGTTCGCTAATCTTGGCTATTCGGTAAAAGTGCCGATGATTGAAGTCACCATTGAATCAGGCGTAGGCAATGCGGCGAAAGTAGATCCGAAAATCTCACTGGATATTTCAGACGATGGCAAAACCTTTAAATACCCAAGACTTCGCTCAATGGGTAAAGTTGGAGAATATTACCGGCGCGCTATTTGGTATAAAAACGGCCGGTTTCCACGTTTTAGAGTCATGCGGTTCACGATGTCCGAGCCGGTTAAGCCTGTAATGGTTAAATGTGAGGCCAGTTATGCCTGAAATAGTCCCAATTGATGCATATACCACAATTACTCAAGACGACTTGATGACTGATGCTTTCCAAAGATGGATGAGCCAAGTCTCCCGGTTAGATTTAATTATTGGCACCGGAAGTCCTGAAGGCGTTATTGAGGCCACAGTAGGACGGGATTACCTCGATACTACCGGCACTACGGGCGCGGTTAAGTTTGTTAAACAACTCGCAGACATTGGCGGAGACAGAAAACAAGGGTGGGTTGCGGTATGAATGAGCTATTAATAACGCAATTAAATAACATGTTATCGAATGATAATATTGACTCGATTATAGAGAATACGCTTGATTATCCCCAAGCTGCTTGCCCTGTTCGCCATATTTTCGGCGGTGGTGTTTATATACGCGAAGTCTCTATCAGTGCCGGCGTGTTTAGTATTGGTCATATCCAGACTACTAAACACATGAATCACATGATAAAAGGCCGCGTCATTATGTTAAATGAAGACGGGACGACATCAGAAGTTGTGGCACCTCAAATATTTGAAGGTAAGCCAGGACGTAAAGTCGGCTTAATTTTAGAGGATATGGTATGGCATAACATATACCCAACAAACGAGACCGATATTGAAACCCTTGAGAGTATGTTCCTTGATAAAACAGGCGTATGGGAATTAGACAATAAATGCAAAGTTGATATTGAGTACCTTATGAACCATTCAGTTAGAGATGATTTTAATACCATGCTTAGCGATTTAAACGTCACAGCAGAGACCGTCCGGCAACAGTCAGAAAACGAAATTGATTTAATCGATTTCCCTTCTGGATGCTACAAGGTAAAAGTTTCAGATTCTTACATTCAAGGAAAAGGGCTTTTCATTACTTCGCCTGTTTTGCCGGGTGAGATTATCGCCCCTGCGCGGATTGATGGGAAAAGAACACCAGCAGGGCGTTTTACGAATCACTCACCAACCCCGAATGCAAAAATGGTTTTATTAACTAATGGGGATATGGATCTAGTGGCAATACAAGATATTGACGGGTGCTATGGTGGCGACCACGGCGAGGAAGTCACAGTTGATTATAGGCAAGTTATCAAAGAGAAAGGCGGTGTAAAATGTCAGGAGTAGCAACGGCAGCGGTTGTAGTTGGTTTATATACCGCAGATGCTAATAGAACGGCAGCAACACGGGCAGCAGACGCGCAAAGAGAAGCCGCCCGGAAAAGTGCCTCGGCAATATCTGGCTCATCAGACCAAGCGATAGCAGAGCAACGCCGACAGTTTGACCAAACGCAACGACAGGCAGAGCCTTTTAGACAGGCCGGTTTAAGCGCCTTAGAACAACAGCAAGCCTTATTAGGACTATCTGGCCAAGAGGAGCAATACACCGCTTTGGATAACTTCCAAACCTCACCCGGCCAAGCTTTTTTACGTGATAGAGGCGAGCAGGCATTGCTTAGAAACTCAGCCGCAATCGGTGGGTTGGGTGGTGGTAATGTACGGTCTGAATTGCAACAACAAGGCATTGGATTTGCGCAACAAGATTTACAAAATCAACTTGCACGATTAGCAAGCATTGCAGGTCAAGGCCAAGCGATAACCGGAAACGTGGCTCAATTAGGGCAGCAATCAGCAAGTAATATCGGTAATTTACTGAACACATCAGGCCAAGCTCAATCACAAGGATTTACTCAAGCAGGGCAGGCACAAGCTTCTGGTATACTCGGGCGACAAGAGGCCACTTCTGAGGGTATAGGGCAAGCTGCACAGGCTTTCGGTTACGGCTATAGTAGGTTATAGGAGAACATCATGGCGTTAATAGATACAAGAGGCTTCAACCTTAACCCGAATATCCTCGGTAATTTTAGCCAAGGAATGAACATTGGGCAGCAAGCCACTAACATGGAAGCTCAGAAAGCGCAGGCCGAAATAGAGGCGCAGGTAAGAAATATCTTAGGCGGTGCGCGTACGCCTGAATTTCAACCTCAGACACAACAGGAGCAGCAACTCGCCGAACAGTCTCAAGGGTTGGGCAGTGCTGTTGCGCAATCAGAGCAACCTAAACCCGTAACGACTCAAGAAGAAAAAATCAGACTAGCCCAACAGATTGACCCATCTATTGCTAATAAGCAATTAAAGGAATTAGGGTTAGATGACTCAAGCAAACGCTCTGAAATGTCACGTTTTGCGGCTGAATTAGAAAGCATCCCTTTTGAAATGCGTTCAACCAAGATAAATGAGCGTGTACAGTCACTAAAAGCAGAAGGGCGCGATTCCTCACATACTGAAATGCTGCTAGATATGGATCAAAAAACACAAGATAATGCATTATTAGGTGTTCAACTGATGGATTTAACTACTAAAGAACGTTTTTCAGTTAAGGATGCGGCTGCAAAAGGCGCAGAAGCCGGAACAAGTGAAAGAGAGTTTAATAATTTAATTAAAGACTTCTCTAAAGAAGACCAAGCAAAGGCACGCAAAATTAAAGCTGGATTAAAAGGCCGGGCTACTGGCTCAGCTATCCAGACGATTAACGAAGAGGGAACGGCTGTTGAAGTCGGAGAGACCTCCGCCATTATTAAACAGCGTGAGAAATTCGGAGAAATGACCGGCGCATCAAGAGCCAAGACTATCGATAAAGGATTCGAGAAGCTTGTCAAGATTGATTTAGGTATACGAAATATTGATAAAGCTATCAAAGCCCTCGATGAAGGCGCGAGTACTGGTGTAATGCAGAGCTTCTCCCCTTCAATTAGAGCTTCATCGGTTGAGCTTGATAACATTAGAAACATACTGGCGCTTGATGTGTTAAATGCTGCGACATTCGGCGCGTTATCTGAAAACGAATTAAGACTTGTTAAAGAAACAGCCTTACCTACTAAATTGAAGCCAGCAGAGTTAAAAGTGTGGTTACAAGATAGAAAGGCCGCTGAACAAAAACTTAAGGCTTATTATCAAGAGCAGATAGATTTCCTTGACCAAGGTGGCACCGTTGCTGGCTTCTTAAGAGCGAAGAGAAAAGAACGCGGCGTAGAAAGTACAGATAACACTCAATCTATCGGACGATTTAAAGTAAGGGTTAAATAATGCCATTATATGAAATAACCGACCCAAAGACCGGGAAAGTTCTGGAGCTTGAAGGTGATTCTCCGCCTACCGAGCAGGAATTAGAGCAGATTTTCTCGGCTCAGCAATTAGATCCCGTTGACCAAGAAATAAAAGACCGCTTACAGGCTCAGCAGCCGGTTAGTCAGGCAGAACCTAGTTTGAATCAACGTATAGGTAGTGCTATTGAAAGCACCAATGTTGGTAAGGCTGCGTCTGAATTGGCCTCTGCAATCAATCGAGGCGCGGTTAATATTGTTGATTTTTTAGGGCCGGACACAATTAATTCCGGGTTAAGTTTAATCGGTAGTGAAAAGCGTGTCCCATCTTTAAAAGACAGTGAGTTTATACAAAAAGCGACTGAGGGAAACGCAATGGAGCCAGGTCTTACCCGTAGAGCAGTAAGAACGGCTGGTGAATTTGTAGCCCCTTCTGCTGGTGTTGGCTCAGTGATCCGAGGTGTAGCGCAAGCCGCGCCGAAGATTGGCGCAAGTGTCACACAAAAAATCGCTCAAACAATGGCATCAAAACCTTTAACGGACGTAACAGCAGCCGCTACCGCTGGCGCTGGCTCCGAAATTGGTGCTGACGTTGGCGAGGCTGCTGCTGGAGATAAAGGGCGCTCTATAGGCCGTTTAGTTGGTGGCTTTGGCGCTCCCATCGGCGTAGCTATGGCTAAAGAAGCCGGAAAGACATTAATAACAAAAAGTGCTAAAAAACTTTTAACCGAATCAGCCCCTACTATTGACGGACTGAAAAAAGCAGCAAGGAGTGTTTATCGTGATCTTGAAAATAGCGGTGTTAATATTAATAGTAGCAGCATTGGGAAATTGGCTGGATCGCTCTCCACACTGGCGAAACAAAAAGGATTCCACAGGAAAATCCACAAAGAAGTGGACGTAGCTTTAACCGAATTTAAACGCGCCGCGGAATCAGGATTACCATTAAAGCTTTCTGAGCTTGATGCCTTGAGACAAATAACAGCAGAGTCCGCTAAAAGCATTAAGCCAAGCGAGGCGAGGCTAGGCGGTATACTAGTTACCCGTGTCGATGACTTCCTAGATAGTATAGGTAAAAACGAATTATCTAAAACAAGCTCTGATATTGGCGCTAAATACCGTGATGCCCGTCAATTATGGCGAAGAGTTAAAAAGTCTGAGCAATTATCTGAGGTTTTTGACAAGGCTCAGCTCCAGGCGACAGGTTTTGAAAATGGGATAAGAACGCAATTCCGCTCTATCTTGAATAGTAAAAAACAGCGAAAAGGTTTTACTCCTGATGAGATAATAGCAATGCGGAAAGTTGTTGAAGGTACTTCACTACAAAATATTGCTAAAATGCTTGGTAGGTTTGGCTTTGGTGAAGGACAGGCTTCTAATATGCTAATGGGCTACGCTGGAATAGCCGGCGGTGCTGTTGTTGGTGGCCCGGTAGGCGCAGTTTTTGTTCCATCTATTGGGCAGTTATCACGCAAATTAGCGCAGAGACTTACCCGTGAAGGCGGAAAGAACGCTGACTTAATTATTAAAGCCGGTAAAAATGGCCTTGATATTGTTAAAGCATACATGAAAATAACGCCAGCAAAACAAAGATCGGCGAAAGAGTTGACGGAGTTGTTATTGCGTCCAGATATTAGTTTGGAAAGCTTAAAAATAGCTGTTAAAAACGCGCCACAACAACACAAACAAATTGTTAATGATGCCGCTTTCCTTGTGAATGCGATAAAATCTACACAAGAAAAGGAGCAATAAAAATGGCCCGCATGATCCCCGCATTTACACAGTTCTTCGATGATAATGGCGATCCATTAATCAGTGGATTCCTCCAATTCTATCAATCAGGCACCACAACTGATAAAGACACTTTTTCCGATATTAACGAAACAATCCCCAATGCCAACCCGGTTCCTTTGGATGGTGCTGGCCGGTGCCCGAATGTCTTTGGCTCGGGTGCTTATAAGATTATTTCATACGATGCTAGTATGGTTCAATACCAGTCGTTTGACCCGGTTATAAGCGATTCAGTGGGCGGCGCATTTGCTTCCTGGGATGCAGTCACTATTTATAGTGAGGGCAAGCTCGTTACTGGCTCAGACTTAAAACGATATTCATCTATTTTTAGCAGTAATCAAGGTTCTGATCCGGTAACCTCGCCAGCAGAATGGAAACCAATAACATTTATAAGCACTGGAATTGTTGATAATTCGGTTGCGGCAGCTATAACAATAGATGCGAATAGCAATATACATTTTGCGAGCACCTTGACGATTACTGCGTTAAAAGCTATGACTGCTCCGCTTTATGATAATGTAAACATTCATGTATTCGGGTATTCTGCCGAAGGTGATGGCGGCAATGGAATATTTAAATGGGATGCATCAAACTTATCAACAGAAGTAACAAGCGACACCTTAAACGGTATTTATGTTCCGCCTAACGCAGATAATACTGGCGCGAGTGGTGCATGGGTAAGAGAGCATAGCTCAATTATTAATGTTAGGTGGTTTGGTGCTACTGGTGATGGGGCTACGGATGATTCCGCAGCAATTACCGCTGCAAATACTTATGCTGCTGCGCTTACTAACGGCGGAGAGGTTCTTTTCCCATCGGGCGTGTATAAGGTTAGCGTAAATACATCAATAAGCTCTAATGTCGCTGCAAGCTTTTCGCAAGGTGCCAAGTTATCTGTAGATATTGCAAAAACATTCACAATTAACGGCCCTATTATATCTCCACTACAGCAAATATTCTCAGGAGTTGGGTCGATTAGCGTTGGCACTCAAAACGAATACATTCCTGAGTACCATGTGTCATGGTTCGGATTAAGCCCATCAAACTCAGATGCAGTTAATGATGCCGCATTAGCTACTTTGATAGCATGTATTCCTTCTGGAAATACTATTCAATGGGGGTCTGGGGTCTATCAAATATCAACTCACGCATGGCCTTATAATAAAGTTTTAACTTGGCGTGGGGTGTCCCCAATGGATACAGACACAACGCCGGGGACTGAAATATCTGGATCGGGCGCTGATGTAATATCTAATATAGAAGTCACGACCCGATATTCTGTTATTGAGAATATCAAGATTAAGGCTGCCGCTGGTAATACTGCTTTAAATTTGCAGAATCTCGGGACGATTTTATCAAATGTATTAGCTTATGGTGGAGCGTATGGCATTAAAGCGCCTAACAGTGTTGGGGTCGAATGGCATAATGTAACAGCTTATGGAACAACGGCCGGACTATATATTGTAACGAGCGGGTCAAATGTTTTTAACTTAAATACTTTAATAAATGTAGCGACTTCAAGCAGAAATGCAACGGGTACTGCTACTGTGTTAGGGGGAGCTGTAGCAGGATCTATTGTTGGCAATAATTTCATAGGGCTTGACGTTGAGACTTCAAATGTAGGGTTAAATATGAATGCTAACGCGCCCGAATTTAATACATTCCATAACTTATGGGGTGAGAATATGACGGGTGGCTCAGAGGTATTATTAAATGATAGTAATACATCTAACTCTATCTTTATTAACCCGCATTTTACTGGCGCAGGATCTATTACGTATGGAAATACAAGTAGCAAGCTGGCAGGTGGCGATATTCAAGTTGGGAGTCGATTATTTTTACCTCCCGTAACGGTAGCGACATTGCCAGCGGCAGTGGATAATGAAGGGTCTGTCGTTTATGTATCGGATGAGGCTGGCGGGTCAACATTAGCTCTTAGTAATGGTACTGACTGGCGGCGTGTCCAAGATCGAGTTATTGTAACGTAATGCAGCAGGACACGCATTATCAACTTTTTGGCTTAGATTAGCCGCTTATCAACTATATGGATTACTCTAATGGTTACAGACACAAGACGCACCGTCCCTGTATCGGACAAACCGGCTGAAATGTGGGCTAAGGTTTTAGGTTGGGCGGCCACCATTATTATTGCCCTGCTTAGTATGTTCGGAACAATGACCATTCACGAGTTAAGAAAACTCAACGATTATATGGCAAAAAACAGCGTCATCATTGAGCGCCACGATGGGAAGATAATGCGTTTAGAGATGGACATGAATGCGGTGAGAGGAGATGTAAGCACTAACACGGAGAGCATAATTATGATGAGGAAAAGAAAATGAAAACAGCGAGACCAATAGGCGGAACTAAGAAACCGGCTAAGAAACCAGAGACTAAAAAGCCGGAAAAAAAGAAACCAAAGAAGAAACCAAAGATTAAAGACCCTTATTCAAGTCCGTACAGGTACGCATGACATTCTCATTAAGCGCAAGGTCTAGACGGCGACGGGAAGGTGTTAATCCACGGCTCATTGAGATTAACGACTTAGCTTTAACACTTAGCCCGATAGACTTTGGTATTCCTAATCATGGTGGGTTACGTACATCAGAGGAGCAAAACGGACTTTTTAAAACTGGAAAATCTAAAGCTGATGGGTATGTAAAAGAGGGTTACCACCAGACAGGTGACGCATTAGACTTTTATGCCTTTGTTAACGGCCATGCCTCATGGCAAGAAGATCATTTAACTATGGTTGCCGCGGCACATTTACAAGCTGCATCTATTCTCGGTTACGGGTTAGAATGGGGTGGTTTCTGGAAAAGCAATAAACTAATAAACGGTATTCCCTACGGCTGGGATATGGCTCACATACAACTCAAGGATTAAGCAATGAAAACACTACTAACAATCTTATTTATGATGGTATCAATATCAGTATTCGCTAATGATCGTCATGATGACCACTCAACCCCAGTGGCCGGCCCCAAAGGGGACACAGGCGCACAAGGGCCAATCGGCAATACTGGCCCACAAGGGCCGCGCGGATTCGCTGGAAAAGATGCCGAATCAATCGTTAATAACTACTCAGTAACTAATAACTACCGCGATAAAGGCTTGGCTACTTCGATGGCTTTATCTGGTCAGCAATATGACTGGTCTTCTGAGGCTATGCAATGGTCAGTGTCCGGATCAAGCTTTGATAGCCGCGAAGGTGCGGCAATTGGCTTAGCTCAACGATTCGGCGCTGTATTAGTTAATGTTAATATAGCTCAAGAAGAAAACTCTAATACACCCGCTTATGTAGTTGGTGTGTCGGGTCGGTTCTAAATGGTAAGCGAGAGAAGAGAAGCAGTTAGGTATTGGGCAAACTTCATTGCTAAGAACTGGCCTTTTGTCATATCTTTTCTTTCGCTAGCAGGAATATCAATTTACAGCACTAACGATTCTATGAGTAAAGACCAAATAATTACAGATACTCAGAACCAGGTCGTTGAGGTAGCGAAGCAGTATCGACAAGAGTTTATGCCCGCTGCTGTGAGAAAGTCCAAAACAATTATAGAAAAACACTATATTAATAACTGTGACTGTAAAAAATTAATACACGAAAACAATGTTAAATATCACGGAGTAAAACCATGATTCAATTCTTACCCTTAATCGGAACCGTCCTAGAAAAGCTACTCCCTGACCCACAAGCACAAGCCGCAGCAAAGCTTAAACTTATTGAATTAGAGCAAGCTGGCGACCTTAAAGAACTGGACGCAGCCGTACAACGTGATTTAGCTCAAATTGCTTTAAACACCAAAGAAGCCGAAAGCCCTTCATTATTTAAATCAGGCTGGCGACCAAGCGTAGGCTGGATATGCGTAGCAGGTCTTGCTTACTCGACCATTGTTTACCCATTACTTACATGGATGGCAGTCGTCTACAATATTACCCCGCCCCCAAACTTAAGCGTAGAAGTCTTAATGCCAATCCTGTTAGGTATGCTTGGCTTAGGTGGTATGCGCTCATTCGAGAAGTTCAAAGGCATTACTAAATAAATTCTACTTATAACCCCCATAAAAACATTCTATCATTATCTACTTTCATTAACGCAAGTCCTCGCCTATTGTTTATTCAAACAAACAAAGGGGAAATAAAATGAATAAAATAGTAGAAATAATGGATTCAGCGATAGAGCGCCTTAATAAAGTGCGCGAGAAGCTGCATAACCACGAAGTTAATTTAATGGCTATTAATATAATTATTGATAACGCTGATAGCCAGAACCCTATTTTCGTTGAGATTGAGAACGACCAAGGTGAAAGTATAAATATTGGTGAAGAGCTAGAGACTCAGGAAGGATTAAGGAAAATACGGATAACTACAGGCGATATAATTACTAATTCTAAGATTTAACCCTGCAAGGGGGATTTATGGAAAACTACAAAACACCATATCAACGCATGAAACGCCGACAGCTCAAAGAACGTCTATTAGATATTGTTAATATAGTCGCAATGGCCGCTGTTATTGTAACCATGTTCTATTTCTCGCTTCCTGCTAAGGGGGAATGATGAACCACGCACACTCACTAGGACTACTCCTAATCCTCATATCATCAGCACTGGCTATTACGGTTTACATGGCCTTATATGACTGGTTAGCGTTATGAAGGATATAAGGACTATTCACTACGAGCTACAGGCCGCACAGGGGCTTTCTTATCCAAAGGCTATAAAGCTATGGCTGAGGCATCCGGAAGGGCTGAGAGTACGGTTGAGGGGTGGATATGCCCCTCTCGTAGCTGTCCTGACACGGTTTTGGAGTTATTAAACCTTAAGCTACTAAAATAAAGCCGCAGCTAGGCTTGTTAGTATTATGTATTGTATTAGTATCATTTATTAAGCTCCGCATATTCTTGCTCGGTGTAATATGTCGCTTTAAAAATATCAAGCTTGCATGGATACTTTTCGCCCTTAATACCTGTAATAATAAAATCACCTTCCGCCACATGATAAGAACCTTCAAGGGTATCTATTGCGAATCCTGTTGGAGAATCTGAATCCTTGTAAACGCCTAAAGGCCAACCGTCTAACGTATTTTCAAAAAACTGCATTGCTTCAATTGCCACTGGTTTTTTTATATATTTACTCATCACTCACCTCTATTAGTCATCATAAGTCTTGCATGGATTTGGATTTGTATCGAATCTCACAGCCTTGATTGTTTTTTTGTTTAAAATAATAGCCTTCATTATTCTATGCCGCCCGTCCATTACCTCTCCATCTTCATCAAGGATAATAGGATATTTTAAGTCTACATTGTTCACGGATTTAATGTGACCCACTAGATCTCTTAAAGTTAAATTATTGTATTTGTAATAAATATTTAGATGTTCTAAAGGGATATTCATTACCGGCAAGTTTTTAGATAATTCAAACAGCCGCGAAACAGACCATTCATGATTTCCAAGTCGAGCCATCTGCTTATCCGGTGAACAGAAAGAGCTTATTTTCATCCCTTGCCTACCTTATATCCAAGCCAGAAAAACAAACAGGCAACGACAAGAATAGAGGCCAATCCGACTAAAATCTTAATTAATATTAAGTCGCTCATAATACCACCGGAAAAAAGCCACAACCCGATAGAAGTAAACAGGTTGTTATTGTTAATAGTTTATTCATTTCTTCACCTCATACAAATAAGACCATCTAACCTCTGTTAGTCCTGCCTTGTTGCCTTCTAATGCCTGACAGACATAAAAATTATCATCCATGCGGATAAACTCACGCTCATGATAACAGGACGTATTCTCAACGTTATAGACTAGTATTGTGTCGCCTTGTTTCATGTTAAAAATTCTCCTTGAAAAACGTATCTACACACTTATGAAACTTATCTATATCAAAGCTACCCGCTTCACCATCAATATTGCCTATCCATAATCGTGATTCAGTGTTGATAATTTGATAGTCTTTGACTGTTACACCTTTGGGTTCCTGTTCAATGTGCTTGATTAGTTTATTAATACACATAATAAAATCATAAGCCGAACTAACTGTATTTGATACCGTGAAGTTATCCATTAACGCGAGAGCCTTATCCATTTGGCCTTCTTCCATTAGAGTATGCGCCATTAAAATAATACTATTTGTTTCATCGTTAAAATCTGTCAGCTCTTTAGCTTCTTCTATTAAATCACTCATGGCCGGCCTCTTTAACTAATCTATCAACATGGTCGAAAGCTTCTGGAACAGCACTGAAATTCTGATACATAAAATCAATAGCCTGTTTCAATTTCTCATTAGCCTCGGTTAAGGTAGTAACTTGTTGTTGTAGTGCTTCATATTCTTGCTCAACAACCATTATCATATCTTTAATGCCCCGCGTATTTAAACCGTTCGCATATAAAATCGATATAGCTCTGTAAAAATTATCACTCACAACTCACCTCCATTATTCTCAAACTGCAATTCAGTACAGCTTCCATTGGGGTTTTGCCGTGCTCAACGACATTTAATTTAGTATCAAAACTGTGCGCTCTCCATCCGTCATGGTGAGCCATTACGTTGATTCTAAAATGCTCCATAAGCTCAACCATTTGAGTAGGGCTTTCAAAATCAATAGGTATATTGACATACCCAAGCTCTTTAGCTAGTGCTAGTAGGTTATTCATTATTATTCCCAGCCATTGCCATAATCAGTAACAACCTTTTTGCAGCAGCAGCAAGTTGCACGAGGATGCTCATAAAACCAAGGGTCACGAGGAAAATGGCCAATCACTTTACAAACTAAATTTAATATTTTTTGTTTAAAGCTGTATTCCATATCACTTACTCCTTCCAATTTAATTATCTACTATTCGACGTTGTTCGGTAATCGCATCTTTCCCAGCAATTCGCCTACCATCCCAATACTGCACGTAAGCCTGACTATCATTTCCGTGACCACAACACGCGTTCATTACATTCGGCAAAGTCCCTAAACAACCGTCATAGCCTTCTTTTGTTGGGGCTTTTTTGCATTTAACACAAATCCCATATTGGCCGCTACCCGCATTTTCTGGTTTGTAATATTTCATCATTCTCCTTACTGTATCTATTTAGTTGTTAAGCTTTTATTCTCATACCCATAATAATCACTACGCTTTAAACACAGATAACCTTGGCTGTATATCTGCACAAATCCATCCTCGCAGCTATCCTCGATAACCTCTAAGGTTACTAGCACCCCAAAAGCAAAGAATGACGTACATATCACAATAGGACACGCCAATGACTTAATCCAATCCCTTACTCTTATGAATCGTGGTTTAAACTTCATCAGCCACCATTTAGCATTAATTAGCCATATTTTCACCATTGCGGGTTCCTCTTGGCGCGTTCGCCTATCTCATCAATACGGTTTCGCGGTGCTGAGAAGTGAACCTTTGCTGATTTCTCAAGTCTGGAACGAAGTGTTCCAGGTGAAACCTTTCCCCACCTTCTCGCTTTATCCAGATTCCGGCATTTCTTACATACATTCTCTCGCCCGTCTGGATTGGTTAAATGTTTAGCAAAGGCATCTAGCCGTAAAAGAGTACCTTTAGTCTCACATGTTGGATTCTTGCACTGTTTCATAAAACCCCCTATCTAGTCTTGGTTTAGGCCAATACGCTGCTAAAAGCTTATTACCCCCTTTTATATTGCTTAGTTCCGATTTCTGCCCTTTTCTCCATTCTTTCAGGTAGTCAGCCCTGCATTTTCTACACTCACCACGATGGCCGTCCTTAGCGGTAGTGCATAGCCCAAATGCATCAATATCTTTCGAGTCCTCGCATGTGATGCAGATTTTAGGCATCTTCCGGTAAATCCGGTAAATCTGGATAATGCGCCACTCTAAAAGCGCGTGATTTAATCATATCCTTCTCTGTCTTGGTAAAGCATGAGCCTTTTGTGACCGCTACCCATAAATCCTTTTTAGTCTCGTCATCCAATTCAAACCAAGCCTCTGCTGCTGCTTCAAGGTCATCAATCTTAATCCCTTCCTTAATGGCTATGATTGAATCAATATTATCCATCGTGGCCAGCATGTGCGCTGTGAACCGTTGGTATAAAACAGTCGGGGATTCAAACTCGCTCACTGATTGCGCGTCATCATCTTGGTCTCCTGTTAAGATTCCGAGAGCGTTGCAAAATGCATATCTTTTAGCAAATGTTGAGGCTGAGCCACCCTTTTGAGCGTCACCCATAAAAGCATCTTTATCAATAACAGTACTGAATGAGCTTGTTTCAGTGTGGCCGCTAATATGATGCACCTCACAATGCTGTATAATGCCGCCCTCTGTTGTTTCAGCTTTAAAGATATAACTTAACCCGTTATCTTTTAAAATCCCTGATACCTGCTGCACAATAGAATCAAGCGGGGCGAATTTATAGCGAACCGTCCGACCGTCTTTATTCTTAACTTCTTTTGTCTTTTTGATAATCGGGCATTCAGACTGAAACTTAGCCAGAGCATTAAAAAACAGTTCCCTTGCTTGCTCGGCTTTCATATCTTTAGCTAAAGCGAATAGTCGCTCCATTGTCCCTACATCTGCATTGCTTGTCATACCCTGCATCAATAAGGCTTGTGTGTCTATTACTTGTAATTCTTGTGACATTTTATTACCCCTTAAATTAATTCTTTGTTTTTTGCTTGCTCGAATCTCGCAGCCCGTAATACCAGCTTAACCGAATGAAGGAGTCCTTCGGTGTTATTGGCATCAGCAAAGTGGACTATATCGTCTGTATTAGCTTGTAAGGCTGTTTCTAGGTGGTCATCGTCAAACTCTTGGCTTTCCTCAAGACGGTCTAATTCAGCTTGTACGGCCTTCACAGCGTTACAATCATAGTTATCTGTAACCATGCACTCGGGGTGCGCTTCTTCGTCGTCATGCTCAGGGAAGACCTTTCGGTGCCCGCAATCCGCGCAATGCTTAGACATGCCGCTCCATGCCTCGTCCTTTAAAGTATCTGCTTGTTGTATATTCACTTTGTTTCCCCTGTATTTAATTCGTATTAAAGATTGTAGTATAAATAATACTAGTTTGCAAGTAATGAATTAAATATTTATTTAATAATTTCTGCCTGTGGATAACTCTGTTAATAAGTGGCAATATCTTAATATTATGATATGCTTACGTATAACTTACTTATCCCCTTACGGGGTGACTTATGGAAATGGAACTACTTATTAAACTAGCTTCACAAGGCAATGCAGCCGCGATTCAAATCCTTATCGAGAAGGGAGTTCTTCACACGTCTGTACGAAAGGCTGCGTAGATTCAACTTCCATTATTGCTCTACCTATTAATTCAGGGATTTGGGGAACCACTGCATTTCCTAATCCTTTAATTCTGTCCACCCGGTAGGAAAGCCCATCAGAGTCTCTACGAATTGTGGGTTTAATAGAATCGAGTAATCCAAAGGGGGTAAACCTTGTTTTATCAGTTTTTGATTCTCTAAGTAACTCGCGCAGTCTCCGAGTGAGTTTGTCATCGGGTTTCTGTTCGTTAATTCCATTGTCGTGTGTTTTCTCGGCCTGTTCTTGTCGCTGACTGTTGGCGTGGGCCATATTTTCTGCGTTACTTGGTCTCGAAGATTCGCCGGCTGACTTCTCCCCTTCCGTGTCACTTCCATCTCCCGCTTGATTGCCTTCTCTGATTTCGGCGGCATTCCATCCAATGTGTTTGGGGTAGCAAATAACCCAGACCCTATCTCTATGATGGTGCGCGTCAAGTTCGGAAGCCGATATGCAGTGCCATTCGCAGTCATACCCGATCTCGGCCAAGTCTCCAAGAACTCTGCCAAACCACCGGCCTGAGTCTCCACTAATGAGTGCTGTGACGTTCTCCACGATTGCGTATTTAGGTCGTACCTCGCTAATAATTCGGCAGAGTTCACCCCATAATCCACTTCTTTCGCCTGTGATGCCTTTTTGATTCCCTGCAACCGAGATGTCTTGACAGGGGAAACCTCCGCAAACAACGTCTGGTCGAATCCCATCTGCATCAAGTCTTCGTTTTGTGACATTTCTAACATCCTCATAAATCGGCACACCTGGCCAATGTTTAGCTAAAACCTTTCGCGGGAAATCTTCAATCTCACAAAAAGCAACTGTTTTCATTCCAGCGCGCTCTAACCCTAAAGAGAAACCGCCTATCCCGCTAAATAGGTCTAACACATTCCCTTTAAACTCACGCATAAAACACCACACCCCCTATCCAAGCAACCGCAATAAAAATAAGGGCTAAACATATCCCGTCGAGTATGGGAGTAGGCTTTGGGTCTGGTTTGTTGAAATCAATCATTTAACTATCCTTTTGGTTGTTTAGGGCTTGCTTCAGGTCGCGTAATTCGATGCGCAGCGTTGCTTCTGGACAAGTTGATTCCATTACATTGTCAATAGCTCTTGTTTGATCGCACAAATTAAACGCGGCGTACTCTAGCCCTGATATGCTTAAAGTTATTGCTCGTTGCAACCTCTCCACCTCAACCGTTAAAGCGGTGTTTTGGGCTTGGAGGTCTTCTGTTTCATTTTTAATCATCATTGATAAGTCTTGCAGCTCAATTTCTAACGCGGAACCACAATAATTATCTAGCTGTAAACTTAAATCCCATGCTTTTTGCTTTGCTTCACTCATAATCTTTAACCCCTAGTTGTTTAAAACTCTATCTTCAATAGCTTTCCATGTAGGCACATATTCAGGCCAGTCACTCTCAACAACTACACACTGAAAAGGCTTCTTCTCATCGTTGACGCGGCCTCTATCTATTTTTGCCGCGTAACCCTCTAGTCCAATTCGATCTAGTTCATTTAGATATCTTTCGGCATCAGATAACTTAATAACTAAATATCTATTTTCTCGTTTAAACTCACTCATCTTCTCTCTCCTGTAGGGCTATCCCCTTAGCTATCTGTTATTTATTAATATATTCATTTGCTACGTTCGCCCATATAACGGCTGCATTTTTTTCATTATCAACTTTTAGGGCTTGGATTCCCTTTGGCTCGAAACTAAACCCATCACCAATACCAAGAACCCATATGTGTTTTCCTTTCATTTCAGAGAAATCGTTAACATCTAAAGCGATTAATACTCTCCTGATCATTTCACACCCGTAAGCAGTACCAACCCTTTCTTTTTTTTCTGTATTGTATTCATCTAACGCGATACCTCCTAAGCCTTGGGATAGTCCATCTTCGTAGTCAACCTGTATCCAAAAACTAAGGATGCCTCTCTCCTTGATATCTAATGCCGCGCTTGTTATTTTTGCTAATTTCTTATCCATTGTATTTCCCCTAGTTACTATTACTTATCTGTTAATCGAAACCAGCCCTTCATCTTTTGCTCTTTGGAGTGCTTTATCAAAATCAGGTAACTTAGCCTCATTATTCAATTCACTCCACTCACTGTAAAATTCTTCGACGCTATCTATAAACTTCTGTGCAAACTCATCTTTCGGCATAAAATCTATGTTCATATTAACTATTCCTTTATCTGTAATGGTGTTCATTTAATTATCCTCTGTATCATTCAGGTAGAAATCGTCATCCCCTTGTTTAGGTATTGTTGCGACTAAAGCGCGAACCGCATCAACGATGTCATCAACTTCAAATTCACGTCTGTTATCACCTAATGAGCACCTAATACGATGTACGGCTGTTTTCCATCTATCCTTACGAACAACTAACCCATCGTCACGAAATTCATACTCGCTTGGATCTTTACCTTGAAATTCTGGCTTTCTGAAATCATTTTCTGTAACTTCTCGCTTCATAAATCCTCACTTATAAGTATATAGTTCACCTCTAAAGTCTTTAGGGGTTATCTCTTCTGTTATGGTGTTATTTAAAATACCGCTTTACAGCTAGATATAGCTTCATGTGCCAAGGTTTTTCAAGGTATTTAATGTGGCCTGCTAGCTTTACATTTCTATCTTTTAGGGTGACTACTTCTCGTCTTACATGTTTTAGATGAGACTCAAAATACTTAATTTGTTTATCGCGTACGAACGGCATATAAATAACCGATTCAACGTAACCCCTATCTTCATAGGTCGTTGTTTTTATAAGGCCTTCTACGCTATCCAAGAGCTGCCGTTTAGTTCTCATTTCAGCCATTTCAGCCATATCCACAGAACAGTTCGGATATTCTCTCTCAATATTGTATCGAGCGTGTAAATCCATTAACCCGATAACGACTTGTCTAATTTCTTCGGTTTCATTAATTATATATTCTGTATTCATATTACCCTCTAACCTTAAGCTGACTGAAAAACTCATTCGCTAACTTTTTACGTCTGTCCTTTACATCATCAGACTCTAATAATCTATTTGGTGCGAATTCACGGTGATAAGGTGGTGTATAATCCAATCCTAAGTCGTTTGCAACGGTTCCTAAGCAAGCCTTTCTAAATTCAGGTGCGCTAGGCGGCCAATCACCTTTCCAAGCCTCTAAGCCTGTCTTAACTTGCTCACCGGTCAATCCATCAAGTTCATTAGACCATTCTGTAATTGCTGTGTTTTCTATACCTTCGATACCACTTGTCCATTTGTGAGAGTATCTAGCTTGGAATTTCTCGAATATCGCTGCTACCCACATTTTCGGCATACCCGTTCTGCTCGAAGTCTTCTCTTGCGATTTCTCTAACCCTATCGCTAACTTTTTGTGCTCTTGATCTAAAGTTATCTTTATTTTGTCCATTACTATTTTCCTCTTTTAAATCGAATACGCCCTTCCATCCGTTTTCTATGGATTGACTGAGTACCGCATTTGCTTGATGTGATTGTTTTTCAAGTTTGCCAATAATTAACGCTTTTGCTCTATCAGTCATTGGGGCTTTTAGTTTCTGCCTGTGTTCAACAAACGTTGCCCATATTTCAGAATCAATCCATTCAGGAAGAACAAATGTTTTCTTCTTTGGTCTTGTGTCTTGTGTCTTGTGTCTTGTGTCTTGTGTAGCATTGCCTTCGCATTCCGTTTGCAATGCGTTCGCATCACTAGAAGCCTTTGCCCATCTAGCTTTTGCCGATTCTCTTGCTTTTGATGATTTTTCGTTTACTTTACTTATTTCCATAAAAACGCGTTTGTTAATGTAATTACCGTCTTTATCGGTAGTGAAAAATTCACGCAATACGGATGCAATGCAGTCGCTATGCGTTCGCATACGAATCAATCTAGCTATATCTTTTTTGTCTTTTGGTAATGGTGACTCGTGGAGATAGCACCAATCAAGCATTCGCCTATAAGCCAAATCTTCAAGTGGCTCTAGGTGTTCAGTGTGGCTTTTATAGTCACTAATATTGAATTGGTAATAATGCACGTCTACGCCTTGGTGCTAATTACTTGAGTTACCGCCAATCTAGTAAGCTCACCTATAGAAATACCCTTTTTATCTGCAAAGCTTTTAGCTTTCTTATGTAAATTCTCATCCCACATAACCAGAACACGTCTAGTTTTTAACTCTTCTTTTGGTTTAATGTCTATCATTTCTAATTACCTATAATTATATGTGTATGTATAGTAGCACAAGAAAATTAGAATGCAACTACTATCTGTTATTCTATTTCACACACGTATTATCGCAACCGTCAGCTATTCGTAGCGGTCGGGTTTATAAGGAGGTTGTTGACAAAAGGAAGGAATTGATTGATACTTTCTTCTGTCAGCGGCCACGAACCCGACAATTTAAAGATACCCTTGTTTCAGAGATGACTCAAGGGTTTTCTTTTTTTATAGTAATATTTATTTCATAGTTACATTTCGGTTGTTCAAGGTTTCAGAATAATCTCCACCAAACTCCCTTTTATAACGCTCTATTATGTTCTCAGTGCAGGTAACAATTTCCACGTTATTTATTGAATAAGCGCCCTTATCACCATACCTGGACATCACAAATTGACCCTTATTCCGGCCTCTTTTATGGAACTTACCCTCCCAAACAGCCCACCATTCAGTGAGCGTTAAATCCCATTTTATATTTCTTTTTCTTGCGTTTTTTCTTTGCTGTATAAATTTCCATAAGGGGGAGCGCCTATAATTATCTCCTTTTAGCTCTAAATACAAAGCTACAGAGCATCCAAACTGTGCATATGTTCTTTTTTCCTTGGCCTTTATTTCACGATGTTTATTCTTAATTTTCATAAGAGGTCTGCCGCCATCGAGCCTAGATATTCCATTCTCTTTTACAACCTGCCTAACTCTCTCGCGGTTTAGCGAATAAAAAGCGCCTATTTCTGTCAAGCAAAAGCCATATAGAAATAAATCTATCATTTCTAAATCTCTAGTTTGGCGCGCTAATTCTTTAATTGAAGCCATAGTAAACCCTCTCTTTTAAATGAAAGGCTTTTAGCGAATTGATTATTTACAGATAGGTGGTGTATAATTTCCCTATCAGGTGCTCGCTAAAGTTGCCTGATAAACCACATACTAACACCCCATCGCAATTCATTGCAACTAGTATGTAAAGCCTCTTGATTAAACCCTTGAGGCTTTTTTAATGCTATAATAAAATTGAATCATAACCATTAATCTAAATAAATAATTGGAGAATACAAATGCAAGACTATGAAACAGAAATCAAAGAAAAGGGGCTAACTGCTGCCAGAGTAACCCCAGAGCGGTTAGAAGAAGTTATCAGTTCTGAGCAGTATCATTTATTTGATGGTAGTCAGTTAACTGTCTGCGTGCTTACCCTTCAAAACGGCTTTACCGTTGTCGGTGAAAGTGCTTGCGCTAGCCCTGAGAACTTCAATAAAGAACTAGGCCGTAAAATAGCAAGAGACCATGCTAAAAACAAAATATGGGCTTTAGAAGGCTATTTGTTAAAGCAAAAGTTATCTGAGCAATAAGATGATAAGCCCCGTTCAATTCGTTGTTCGGGATTTTTTAATTGTGTTATAATTACACCGCAATCATACATAGCTCTACTGAAAAGTAGTGATTGTGCCGCCCGATGGGTTCCAGGCGACCTGGCATAACCAAGAGCAGAGCATTTTATTTAGTTATCACTGCTATAGGGGTTTATCCCTCAGCCTCGTTAATTAATCGGCTTATCAGCGTCTCATCTTCATCCGAGACATTCATAGGCCAATCACTATAGGCACGAGATAGAGCTAGTAACGCCTTGTTTAAATCTCTTATTCGTTTGCTTGCTTGCACATATCGAGAATAACGCTGCTGCTCATCAATAAACCCATTATCCCATAATTCCGGTGGCAGATTTAAAACGCCATGTAATATAAAATCACTCACACCCCACCCCCTACACTCTCAGCTTGTTTAATGGCTCTTTCAAGATTATCGTACACACTAAATCCTTCTTTGTAGTGCGGCAAATATAGCTTCATGTGTTCATGCGCTAACCATAAAGAGCCCTTCATTAAATCATGGTCATCCCCTATTGTAATGCTAGGGGTTACATCTATTGTCGTTAGGCTTGGTCTAATAACCCATCTGTCGGATATATCTCCGTCTATAAAATGATCTCTATAACCTTTGCAACCACCAATTCTGCACGAACTGCAATAACGGTACACTCTATTATCAAACAAGCATGTATCGCAATTTATTATTACTTTATCCATCCTAACCCCCTACACTTAAATAATTAACAATCTCTACAATCCAGTTAAATATCGACAAGCTAACCACAGCCGATACCAGTAATATTAATACCAGTAAACATGAATCTTTAGGTTTTATTTGCTGCATTTTAATCCCCCTCATGAAAGAACAAGTCTATTTTATGCTCTTTCTCCATGTGAAGTAATAGCATTACCAAGCCATAGACCGCACAGCAAGATGCTAGCATTACCAATCCGTATATTAATTCCCATGTCATAAATTACCCCTTTATTTAATTAGTCCACAATGGCCGCCATTTGGATAAGCTCCCATTTCCTTAGTTTCTGGGTCTTGTCGTATCTCGTGGGTCTCTTTCCACATCATACAATCAGAGGCTATGCAATTGCTCGCTGGCGGAATCCCTCCATCTATATATTTATTGATTGATACAGTGTTTTTATGCGAGTCTGACGTAAATCTTACTTGTGGACACCATTTAGTTTTTGCTTCATCTTCTGTCATAAATTACCCCTTATTGATTAACTTCAAAGTAACTATAGTACAAAAAATACTATAAAGCAAAGTATTAAATGTAAATAATTCAAATAAATAATTTGACACTTGATAGAATGTAGACTAGTATTGGTTTTACTACCACGAGGAAATAATATGACACATAAACAAAGATTAAAGGCAGCTCTATGCGCTTGGAGAGACGAGCAAGTACGGCTAGGCATCTACAAGAATAAAATGACCTTATACAGTAAAGTACAAAAGCAACTATTTGGGTCGAACTCAGACGAGATAATGAAACGCTACATGTACGGCACTAGCTATCCGATATTAGAAAAGCATGTTATGCCGCTTCATAGATTATCAGGAATACCCAAGCATATTCTTAACCCGCAAGCGTTTAAGAAGGGGGAGTAAAGAAATGAGTGATAAATTACACGCAATTAAAATTAATTTTCCTTGTCTTGTGAATTTACCAGAAGGATTTGAGCAAGTGCTAGACTCTTTGCTTGGAATGGTTTGCCAGCAATATGAAAAAGAAAACCCAGAGCAAGTATGTGGGTATCTGGCTGCGGTGGCGAGCCACAAGGAAATGTCTTTATAAGTGATGATGTTGATTATGATATGGATGTGCTTTGTATTGACATATCCGAGCGCGAAGACACTAATGGTAGAAATAAGCACAACCCTAACGGCGAATGGCTAAGAACAAAATACAGAGAAGAAAAGAAGGCACGAAAGCAACGCCGTAAGTGATGACAATAATAATCACTTAACGATTTATGGGCTTGCTGGAGCTATGGAGCATGGGTTAGAAATAGGTAGATTAGCGTTTACTGAAATATAACAGCTATCGGGTCGCTACCGTGATGCAAAATCTTGTTTCTTAGTGGGTTCGATTCCCATGAAGTCCACCAAATTCGCTAAGCCTACGAGCGAATAATTAACAAAGTAGGCAATAATAAGGGGAATAACATGTCACAGAAAACAGAGATATTAAAAGCATTAAAGAAGGGTAGAAAATTAACCTCACTTGATGCCTTAGCTGATTTTGGTTGTTTCCGTTTGGGAGCGCGTATATTAGAAATACATTATATGGGCTATAACATTCTAAAGAGAACAGTCCGCTCAAGTAACGGCAAGAACTTCACGCAATACAGACTGGAGGTGAAGAAGTGAGTAATTCAAGCCCTAATGTTTTTGATAGAAAGTTAAGAAATGATGCTTTATTGAGAATGGCCTACGATCAAGGTGAGCGACAAGGATTAACAGAATTGCAAATGCTTAAAGTTTTTGTTGTTGGTCTTCTGGACTTGAAAGATGAGACTTTTCAGGAAAAGGTGGATGAGTTAATGCGCTCTACAAAACCAATTATAGGCACGTACCATGACTAACTACGAAAAACTAAAGCAACTCTGCAAAGACCAAGACAGAGGCGTATACACCAGTTACTTTAATCATCGAACAAGTGTCACTGTAACAGAGCCAAACGATGCAGGAGCAGCCTGGGATTCTATAGGCGGAACTGATTCAGTCGAAGAATACGCCAGACTTATGATATGCGTTATGAGTCCAATGAAGGTGGTTAAATAATGATAATAAAAAAATGGCTTAAGGAAAGAATGAAAGTCCTTCATCTAGCGTGGTATTTAGAGGAGCGGGCGGCGGCTAGAAATAGATTGCTTCGCGGGCATCACTACTACTTAGAATGCGACACTCAAAGATTCATAGATAAAGCCGAGAAAGAATTAAATGCTAAAAGCTAAGCCTAAACTCAAATCTTGCCGAGTATGCAAAACTAAGTTTACTCCTTATAGCTCAACTGCCGTGGCTTGCTCATTAGATTGCGCTAAAACCGTGGCTAAAGAGGTAGAGGCCAAGAAAGCACGTAAACGGCTAAAGGTGGGTAGGGAGAAGTTAAAGACCCTTAGCGACCATCTAAACGAGGCTCAAACGGCTTGTAATTCTTACGTTAGATATAGGGATAGGAGTTTACCTTGTATCAGTTGCGGAACAAATAAACCAAATATCCAATATTGTGCAGGTCATTACAAGACAAGAGGCGCACATTCAGCTTTAAGGTTCCATCCATTTAACATAAATAAGCAGTGCAATAAAAATTGCAACTTGCAGTTATCAGGCAATATTAGCAACTACAGACCTAAACTTATTGAAAAGATAGGAATCTCGCAAGTTGAATGGCTAGAAGGGCCACACGAAGCACAGAATTATACAATTTCAGATGCTAAAGAAATTCGGGCTTATTACAAAGAGCAGCTAAAAACACTAAAGGAAGGGGAATTATGAAATTTGAACATAAAGAAGTAATTAACGGGAAATCAGTGATAACAACGTCAAAAAGATTTTTATTCTGGCATAAAATCACGCAATACGAGGCGCATAGAAAAATAACAGGCAGATACTTTCAATGGGTCAAACTCCCGAATAGAGAGATAGTTCCTGATGTGCTCTCGTTTCAGCTTGATACATGGAA